GGAATTAAACCTGTTATTTCTCTTGTTGATGTGTCTGCATTCTCTGCGGCATATGGAATTGCTTCTGCCACTGATAAGATTTATGTAACAAGGGATTCAGGGATTGGATCTGTTGGATCTATCCTTCAGCATTTTGATTACAGTGAATTATTGGAAAAAGAGGGAATTAAGGTTACAGCCTTATTCTCAGGGAAACGGAAGAATGATTTCTCCCCTTACTTTCCTCTAAGTGATGAAGCAAAGAAAATAGGTCAAGATATTGTTTTCAAACATGGAGGAGAGTTTATCGATTCTGTTGCTCGGTATAGAGGTCTTTCTTTTAAAGATGTGAAAGATACTGAAGCGGGTATGTTTTTCGGGAAGGATGGTTTGAAAAGTAAATTGGCAGATGCTATACTGACATCTCCCAATATCAATATTGGTGAACTTGTTTTTACCAAAGACTCAACACATGTTGGGACATTAGAGGAAGGAGGTGATACCACTCAATCGGGTATTGCTACTGAAATAAATTCTACTGTAAATACACATACTATTGTTGAAAAAAAGGAGGTGAAAATTATGCCATTTGATATTAATAAATTCAAGTCTGAAAATGCGGAAGGGTATGAGGCCATTGTTTCTGCTGTGAAAGCAGAGATGGAAACTCAATTCACTTCGGAGAGGTCTGGACTCCAGAATATTATTACCAGTTTGAAGGCTGATAATGAGACTCTGGGAAGTCGGATGAAAGTTCTTGAGAAAAATGACACCATTCGGTCCCATAATGAAAGGAAACTTAGAGGGGACAGTATCTGGAGCAAATGTCTTGCTTCCAGTGAAGTTCCTGAGAGTATGTGGGAGAAGGTGCAAGGGATGGTGAATCCTGAAAAGTTTACCAAGGATGAAATCTTTAATGAAGCTGAGTTCACGGCGGCCGTCAAGAGTGAGATTGCTGACTGGGAAGCTAAGGGAGTTCGGGTGTCTATTCTTGGGTCTGGGGTACAGACAAAAGAGGCTATCGATTCGGAGGCCCTTTTGAATCAGAACCAGAAAGAGGCTGATAAGAAAGAAGCAGCTACTTTGTTGAACTTGGCAGGTCAGCCAAAAAAATAGTAATGAAAGGAGGTGAATTGATATGACTGTAGGACAAGATACTCCTAATGTGATTAGGGGAGCGCAGGAAGACTACAGACGACTGTATTACTCTGAACCAAAAGCCTCTCTTGTTGTCCCTGTTGCTTTGCAAGCAGGATATGGTGTAGTTCATATGGGACAGGCTCTTGCTAAGAACAGTTCGGCTGCTGGGAACATTAACAAACTGATTCCTTATGATCCTTATGCAGTTACTGGTGTTGAGGAAGATCATCCGAGATTGTACCTTGTTACAGATGGGGCGGCAAGTGTTTATGCATATGTAACCATTGAAGATAGTTACAAAGTGATTGTAGCGGATGATACATATGCAATGGATAGTGATCTTTCGGCTGTTGACACTGGGGCAGTTGTGGCAATTGATGTCACTACGTATAGCCATATGGCTAAGCTTACTCTTACGAACCAGGTTACGACAGCAATCACGACCGCCAAGTTTGGGTACTTGTATGTTGAAGGTGCTGGAACTGCTGTTGGTATCATGCAGAAATCTGTGAACACCGGTCTTGGAATCAATGCTAAGGGTGCAGGTGGGACTATTATCCTTGGTAATTGTGTTTTGTATTCTGGTGCGTTACGAAATGTGGACTCTGCGGCTCGTACGGATCTGTCTGCATCCACATATGGTAACTTTACTTATATTAGATAGAAAGGAGGTGAATAAGATATGCCAAGAGGATTAGGTGATATTGCGAGCCTTCGTCTTGAAGTGCTCCAAGATTTTGTAACTACGTGGATGTCTCCTCCTGAACTGATGCTCCACACTTTGTTTCCCTCTTCTAACTCTCCCTCAAGTACGATTCTTTGGGAAAGTAAGGAAGGCGGACGTGGAATGTCTCCGTTCAAACCGCCTGGAGCTCCGACCCAAATCACGTCTCCGTTTGGAATTGCGGAACATTCTGCTGAAGCTGCATTCTGGGGAGATAAAATGTTCTTCGATGAGGAATTCCTCAATAACTTGCGGAAGCCGGGTCAGCCTGATGTTTATATGCCTGCTCAACAGCGCCTTGCTGAGGAGCTGGGTGACTTGACGAACCGGGCTTACCGTAGGAAAGAGTGGATGTTCTCTAAGATGCTTTTTTCTGGTTCTTTCACTTATCAGGTTAAACAGGGTGTGTATCACTATGTTGATTATGGCATTAGGGATGATCATATTGTTACCCTTGGATCTGATTATAAATGGGAAAACGGAACGAAAAGGGATATCTGGGGTGACATTACGACTGCAAAGAGGAAGGTCAAGACAGCTTGTGGAGGAACTATCGATTGGGCAGCTTGTAACTCTACCGTTCTTGAGTATCTGGCTAAGGACCCAACGATGTTGACTCTGCTTCAGAAATCAACTTTCGGAGATGGAGACCTGTTTAAGGGAACCATTAACAAGTTGGTTGGGGTAAATCCCAGAGTGATTGCTTCCCTTCTTGATATTCCTAACTTGCTTATCTATGATGAGCAATACGAAGTTAGGTCCTATCTTACTGCTGCTGTAACTGCTGATTCTACAGTAACTATTTATGTTGAGGATGCATCTGACTATGAGATAGGAGGCACCCTGCGTTTTGTTGATGTTTCTGCAGGGACTTATGAAGAGGAGACAATTTCGGCTGTAAGTGAACAGAGTGGGACCGTTACGGTTTCTACTGCCCCGTCTACCAGTTACAAAGCAACTGCTGACTATGTGACCATGATCAAATATTTCATCCCTGATGATAAGTTTGTCATGTTTGCAAGTCGGGTTGATGGGAAACCAATCGCTGAGTATAAAGCGGCTCCGTTTGGTCTTGACCGAAATTATGGTCTTAAACCTGATCGTTGGGAAGATAAAGATCCTGATGGTGTCTACATCCGGGTAGAGGATAAAGGTCTGCCCATTCTGAAACAAAGGGATGGAATCTATATTCTGGATGTCAATTAAAAGGGAGGTACAGATATGAAAGCTATGGGACCAGTTCCTATGGGCGATGTGTCTGAAAACCGACGGCTCTCTGCGAATATTATGCCTCCTTTGATGGACGTCATCTCGGGTGAGGTCTATTACAACCAGTATGGGCGTCCCTTAGGGGCCGCTCATAACTCTGGTCGTGTATCTGACTTTTATCTGTCCGTTCTTGAATGCGGTCGGGATGATGACGCTCCCATTAATCTCTCTGGGGAATTGTATATTAATGGGGTAACCTGTTTGACGACAAAGCCTTCTATTGGAGGGGCTGCCAGTGAAGCAGGAAGCCAAAAGACCACTCGTATTGCAGGAGATGATGACATTACACAAGCTGTTATTGATGGTAGTGCTAATGATGTTACAGCTGGTGATGTGTTGTCTTGGGACTGTATTATTGATTCTCAGTCCAGCCCTGATACGAAAATCAATGGCATTGTTGCAGTGGTTGTGTTTGAACCCGAGAGTAACTAAAAGGAGGAAAATCGATGAATATCGAAAGAGTACGGATTTTAACAACCTTGTCGGTTGGACGCATTTTTAAGAAGGGGGATATTCTTCCGGATAATTATCCAGATATGAAGAAAATTCCCTCGGCTATTGTTCAAGAGGTTCTCCTTAAAACGGGGACGGTGGAAGTTCTGTCATTGAAAGGTGCAGGATCTACACCGTCCCCTTCTTCTAAAGTAGTGGAAGAAGGTAAAGGAACCATTCCATCTAAGAATCAAATTATTCCAAGTTTTCCTAAAACTAAAGGAAGACTTGTGACTAAAAACTTAGGGTAAGAAATGACCAAATCAGAATTGCAAGCTTTGTTACGCACTGAGGTAAAAGGTCTTAGCACCTATTTAGAGAATGATGATTACCTCAATGCATGTAATGATGCATCAAGGGAGACAGGATGGTCATTTCCTGTCTCTACTGATTTTAAAATTCTTTGGCAAAAACAAAGGGCTAAAAGATATCTATTTTTCTACCTCTTCTCTGAAAGTTCCTATAAATTCAAATATAAACAAATTAATCTTCAGCAAAGGTTTGACCATTTAGAACGTCTTATCAAAATGTTAGATAAGGAGTTTATGGATGTGCAAGAGGCAAGACCTGATGCTTTTGCAAATGTAAGCACTTTTAATTTGTTTGGAGCTAAGGTAGATGCAGGTTTTGCTTATGAATCTCAAACAGGTGTTGATATCACTTATGAAACAGTCCAAGAAGTCCTTGTTACGCCAAATGAAAATAGTTAATACCTATCCTTAATTTATAAGTGATACATTATGTCTACTGGACTTGACATAAAGGAAGCTGTAGTAGATGTTGGATCTTCCTTTACGATTATCAGGGAGTCTGGCACTATTGCGGGTGGCTACCTTGATTTTGAAGTCAACTCCCAGGCCACTAAGCCTTTCATTCGAGGTTTCTTTGTAGAAGCTACTTTGGCTTATGATACTGCTGTGGTTGAGGGTGATATTGTTAATGT